CGTCACTACGCTTCACCCTCGGCCTGCGCCGGCTGGCCGTCGCGCGGGTTCCAGCCCTCGATCCGGCGGATCTCGTTAAGGTCGAGGATGCCGGTCTCGGCCGCGATCTTGTGCGCCTGCCACCGCTGTTCGGGATCGCCGCGCAGGAACGCGCTCATGTCGAACGTCAGGCGGTGCGTCGGCCGGCTGGCCTCGGAGAATACCGACCGCTTGAACTCGGCCTCGATCTTCCTGATCCACGGCGACAAGGTGTTTGTGGCGAACCAACGGCCGACTGTTTCGGTATTTGTAAATGTTCCGTGGCTCAGATCGCCAATAATTGGCGGTGGTACTGAGAAAATGCGAGCGATTTCCTCAACACTGAAACGCCGACTATTCAGCAGCTCCGCATCCTCGGGGCTCACACCGAGCTGTTTCCACTTCACGCCCTGATCGAGCACCAGGGCCGAGCCGGCGTTGTTACTACCGGAGAAGGCGCGGGCGAACTGATCCTTGAGCCGCTGGAGCTGGTTATCCTCGATCCGCTCGTCGGCCTCCAGGATACCGCTCGGGGCCACGCCGTTGCGGTAGACGCTGTTGGCGAACTGCTGGACCTGCGCACTGGCGTCGATCACCGACCGCGCCCGGCTCAGCCGGCTTTTGCCGACCAGGCCCTCATCGGTGCGGTCGCGCAGGTGTAGGACCTCACCCTGGAGGAGCCGCCGTTGCCGGCCGGTGCCGCCATAGAGCGCGGTCAGCTCAACGATGTCGTATGCCAACCGGCCGCTCGGGAGGAGCTGGACGCTCACCCAGGACCAGGGGATCGGGCGCAGCTCGACAGGCGCCCCGCGGCCGTCGGTCACGATCTCGGCCAGCGCGTTACCGCTGAGAAGCGCCTGCGCCGCCGTCCACTCGATGAAGTCAGGCCAGGATTGCCAGTCGTTCGGGCCACGGTCGATCAACCGCTGGACCGGATGCTCGGGATCGGTCTCCAACCGATCGGCGTCTTGCCTTTGCACGTAGGCGGGCAGGCTGGCGAGCGCCGTGGAGATCGCGTTGACGGCGCCCAGGACGGCCGAGAGGTTTTCCGCCCCACGGTGGGTCATAACCGCGCCGGTCGCCGTGTCGAGCCCGCTCAGGGCATCCCACGACGGCTCCGACGCGCGGGTCTCGCGTTGGTCTCGGCCGAGTAGCCGGTCGAGGAGTCTCATGCCGGCACCTCCTTGAGCATGTAGCGCGCCAGCAGGTCGGTCTTATGGGCGCGGGGCAGGCGGGCGCCCTCGGGCGCTGAGTAGCTGGTGCGGTGTTCGTACAGCTCAGTCAGGCGCATGAGGGTGTAGACCTTGAGCGCCTGCGGGACCTCGGCCTGCGACCAGCCGGCGTCGTAGGTGATCCGCACGGCGTCGGGCCGGTCCGCGATCTTCGGCCAGTCTATGTCGGGCCAGATCCGGGCGGGCTCGACGTCGGTGTCGACCTGGTAGGCGGTGAAGGTTTGCGTCTGGCCGTCCGGGTCGACGTACTCGACCGAGGAGACCGACTGGACCGGCGGCCGGGGCAGCTCCCGCGGCCAGTGATCGGCCCGGAGCTGGAGGGTCGCCGTCATCCAGGTGCGCCTGGTCGCGTTCTCGCCGTCCTGCCGGGCCGAGCCGATCAGGGTCTCGATCAAGGTGTCCTCGGCCGAGGAATCGACGCGCAGGTAATCCTTGGCCTCGGCCAGGGTGACGGGCTCCTCGGTCGGGTCGGTCACGATCGTTACGGGCATCGCAGGGTCTCCAGGAACTTGCGCGCCCGCTGGAGCCGGGCCGGCTCGCCCTGGTGCGCGCGGGCCGACACCTCGGTCTCGGCATAGGCGGGCCAGGCCGACACCACCGACACCTCGACCAGATCGACGGCGCGCAGCTCCCGCCGCTGGCCGTTGCGGGTCTCCCCGTTCGGCCGCACGCGGAAGCCGAACGACATGCCGCCAAGGTCGCCGCGCTCGGCCAGGGCAAGCATGTCGCGGCCGGCCTGTGTGTCCGGGACGTCGAGGTTGAACGCCAGCCCGCGCTGATCCTCGGACAGGCGCAGGGTGCCGCTCCGGGTGCGGGCCAGGACGCGGCTCGGGTCGTGATCGGCCAGGGCCAGCACGTCGCCGCCGTCGCGCAGGGTGTCCGCGAACGCGCCGCGGCGGATCACCTCGGTCAGCCCACCGATCCGGGTCTCCTGGTCGAATACGGCTGCATAGCCCTCCAGCCGCCGGCCGACGGCGCGGATCTCCCGCGCCGCCCGCCGCTCGACCGAGCCCTTACGCGACGTCAATGCCGGTGCCATAAGCGAACGACTCCGGGTGACGCAAAGCAATGTCGCAAGTCATCATCGCTCGGACTTGGACATTTCCTTTCGAGTAAGCAGTCGACTCGAACGGGTTGACCAGAAGATCAAGCTCCGACCAAAAGCCGACCAAGAGGTCGCTGAACCGACCGAAGATCAGCTCGGACGTTAGGGGGCTACCACTTGTCGGCACCAACGTGGTGCGGGCCAGCGGGTAGCCGTCCAGGCTGTTACGGTCGGTCTGAATAAACCCGTGTTCGGGCTCGCTCGACACCTTGTTCGTGGTGCGCAGGACGCGGCCGACCTTGGGATGGGTCAAGAAAGCGGTGCCCATGCTGTCGGCGTCCTCGACCTGGCCGATCACGTCCTGAACCTTGGCCCAGGTTACGCCGCCGCTCATGTCGACGCTGTTCGCGCTAGCGGTCTGCAAGATTCCGTCAGGCTCATTGCTCCCGCCGCCGCTGATCGCCACGCGGTCGAGGGCCGCAGCCAGAATTTGGGCGAAGTCCTGCCGGGCGAGCTGTTCGACGTCCGGGCTGGCCTGCTGGAGCATGTTCCGGCTCAGCTCGGTGATCGCGCCCGCGTGCTTCGGGCTCATAGTCACGGACGTGAAGTTGTGATCCGAGGTGCTGAGCCCGCCGTTTTCGGCCACCCATTCCGAGGTCGCGCTGGCCGACAGTTTGGGGATGTCGACGTTGCCCTGGAGGTTGCGCAGGACGCGGGCACCGAGCCGGCGGACCACGACGGCCTCGCGAAGCCGATCAACGAACTGCCCGCCTAAATGATCCGTGGCGATCAGGTCGCTCCCGTTGCCGCCGCTGGTCAGCACGCGCTCCTCGACCGGCTCCTCGAAAACTTCGCTTGGCACCGCAACGCCCTGGAAGGTGCGGCCGGTCCGGTTGCGGATCTCCTGCTGGACCTCCCGCTCCCGGCCATCGTCGACGCCCGCTAGGCCCGCGGCGCCGGCCAGAGCGCGCACGATCGAGAAGTCGCGCCGCATCCGGTCGAACTGCTGGTCGCCGGTGCCGGAGACCTGCTGGCCTTGCATCCGACGCTCGGCCTCGTCGATCGCCTGCTGGCGCTCGATATCCTTCTCCAGGCGCTCGACCTGGCCGCGCAGCTCGTCGAACTGCTGCTGCTGCTGATCGGTCAGGTCGCCGTTGTCGCCCTTGGGGTTGTCGGTGATCTCGCGCATCTGCTGGACGGTGCGAGACCGCCGTTCCTGGAGGTCTTTCAGCTTCATGTTAGGACTCCTTCTGACGCGCCGGCTGAGCCGACATCGTGCTGGGACTGTGACGTCTCGCGACGTGCTGTTCGGTGTGAGGTGCGGCCTTGCGACTCCCCGGCCACAAGGAGATCACCCGCCACACACCGGGGAGCCGCTTCACCGACGGGCCGCGCGCCGTCATGGACTGTGTGGCGGGTGTTCATGTTGCCTCCTCGTAAGGAGGCACGACGATTTCGCCGTCGCGGGGCTCATGCCCGCGCAGGCAATTCGCAATCGCATGGAACTCGTCAAAACCAATCCTGGTCGTGACGGCCATCCCACCGCGTTCTTCTCTGAATAGCTTGCGAGCGCGTTCTAGCTTTTCTTCGCCCTCATATTCATCGAGGCGCGGGTCCTGTCGGCGGAACTGAGAAAACCAAGTGTCCTCGTCCCTGATCTCGAAAACCGACCGGAGACCAGGGCGCTCAACGCGCAGGTCGAGGTTCTTGATCGGCATCCCGTCATCGCGGACAAAATCGCCAGCGCGGACCATTTCATCGAACAAGGCGTCGAGGGCTTCACCAAGCGTAAGGGCCTGGCCGTCCTCACCCTGTAGAAAGTCAAACGGTGGCACGCGGTCGTCAGGAACGCCGCTGAAGTTGACGTCGGAACCGTCGTAGGTCGCCTCGCGCGCCGCTCTTACGTTGTATGGCGCATCCTGGAGCGTGCTGCTGGTCATCACCCCGAGGAGTAGGTTTGTGGCATCCGTAGGTGTCATGTGCGCCGCGCTACGCCCTCGGCCTTTCTGTCGGATAAGCCCGGCCTCGCGCAGGTGACGCGCGCAGACCTGGACGGTCTTTTCCTCGACGCGGAGCGCGTCTGCCGTTGCTTTCACCAGCTCGGATCGCCGGGCCATACCGATTCCCTCATCTCTCATGTGAACTTAACGCATATGGCGCGTGGACGCAATACCATGTGTGTCTGCTGCAAATGAGTTAGAACGCCAGCACGCGGTCGCCGCTAAAGTCGTATCCCTTGCGCTCGGGCTCGCGCGCGGCCAGGCCGATCGCCATGACGGCCGCGACCACCGGGTCGATCCGTTCGCGCGACCGATCCTTGTCCAGTTTCACCGCGCCGGTCGGGTCGGTGTTCGGGACCACGTTCGACACGCACCAGGTCAGCAGCGGGTTTCCGTTGTGGCGCAGGGTCCGGTTTAGGATCGCCTCTTCGAAAGCCCGGACGGCCGGCCCTTGCTCCCGGTAGCCCTGGCCGAAGGGTTGCAAGGGCAGGTCGACCCCCTCCTCGGCCAAGATCCGCTCCAGCTCGGCCATTGACCACCTATCAAACCCAATGAGCTGGACGTCGTAGGCCGAGGCGATCTCGGCCAGGCGCAGGGCGACGAACCGCTTGTCGGTGCCGCGCCCCGGCGTCGGCTCGATCAGGCCCTTGTCCGCCCATTGTCGGTAGGGCACGCGGTCGCGCTCCTCCCGTTCGCGCAGGTTGTCGCCGGGGCACCAGGACCAGCTCAGCAGGGCGCCGCCGTCTTGGGGGAAGAACAGGCCGAGGGAGGTGAGGTCGCGCGTGCTCCCGAGGTCGAGCCCGCCAAAGCACGGCCGGCCGCGCAGGTCGCGCTCGGTGAAGGAATCGGCGCAGGCGTCCCACTCGGTCGCGGGGAGGAACCGCGCCTCGGCCTCGACGCGCTGGTTAAGGTAGAGGTTGCGAACCGCCGGCTCGCGGCTCGGGATGCGGACGGCCTGCTGGACGGCCGTGCGCAGCTCCTCCAGCGATCGGAAGTCACCGAGGGCCGGGTTCGCGGCCTGCCACGCATCTTCGTCCAGCAGGTCCGCGCCCTCGGGTGCGGCGTACAGCTCCAGGTGAAAGGTTGGGTCGTCGATCTCCCCGCGCTGGACGGCCAGCCCGTAGTCGATCAGCTCCGACATAACGTGCAGGTCGTCGTGAGACTGCGTGCTAATCACGATCGTCAACGGCTCGGCCCGCGCGCCCGTTGAGGTCGTCAGCACGTCGAATAGCTGCCGGTTCGGTGCCTGCGCCAATTCGTCGTAGATAATGAAACTGGCCGAGAAGCCGTGCTTCGTCCGCGCGTCCGCGCTCAGCGCCTTGTAGATCGAGCCTGTCTCCAGATCCTCGACCTCTTTGGTGAACCGCTTGACGTTCACCCGCGCCTCGATCCAGGGCACGCGCTCGATCAGCGCCTCCAGCTCATTGAAGATCAGGCTGGCCTGGTCGCGGTCGGCCGCGGCGCTGTAGCACTGGCCGCGCTCCTCGGCCTCAGGCCCGACCAGGTGCGCCAGGCACAACGCCGCCGCCAGGGCAGTCTTGCCGTTCTTCCGGGCCATGCTGAGGATCGCGGTGCGGATCTTCCGGCGCCGGTTGCGGCCGGTGGCGTAGACCGCGCGGATGAACCGCTTTTGCCAGCGGCGCAGCTTGAACGGCCGGCCCGCGTGCTCCCCGGCGGTGATGACCAGCTCGGTCTCGATGAACTTGATGACGCGCTCGGCCCGGCTCAGGCCCTTGCGCTCCCACGGCCGCGGGGTCTCGACCTGATCGTCGCCGGTCTGCTGGCGTTTGCCCTTGGGCTTTGCGCCTTTGCCTCGGAGGCCCATTGGTTTGATACCTCTCGAATTAAGTCTATAAATGGATGGGCGGGCGGTCCTCGCGCCTCAGCTCTCAGAGATTTTCTGAGCCGTTCCACCAGTGCTGAGGGTCGAGCGGGCGGCCGGTGGCAGGGTCGACACCTCGCACCGGGACGCGCCCGCCGCGCTGGTCCACCAGGCGCGTCTTGCGACTGTGGTGCGCATGGGCGAGGGATTGCAGGTTGGACCAGGCGAACGGCTCCCCGCCCTCCTCGATCGGCGTGATGTGGTCGACGTTATCCGCCGGCAGGGCCAGCGGCGCCGCCTGGCACTCCTCGCACTCGCACAACGGGTTCGCTTGGAGCTTGCGCCGCCGGAGCCGCTGCCAGCGTCGTGTCGAGTACGGCCACTCAGCCATGACGCGCCTCCCGCGCCAGCCGGCGCAGCTCGGCCTCGATCTCGCTCTTGGTCTCGTAGTACCGCTCGGGCTTCCGGTGGTCCGGGCGCAACCGCCTGAGCTGATCGGCCAGGGTCTCCAGCCTCTCTGCTGCCTCAGGCATCGTTACCTCCCGACGCTTCATCTGCGGTAACGTTGGTAACGTCGGTAACGTCCGGGTCAGACTTCGCAGTTTTCCGGGACTTCCGGCGGGATGATTTCGTTACTGGTCTGTCTGGCGCGCCGGTAACGTCGGTAACGTCGAGCTGATCGTTACCGTTACCGTTACCCTCGGCCAGAGGGGCGGTAACGTCCTGAGAGGCGCAGTCTGCGGGGCTTTCGGCGCAAACGTTACCATCGTTACCATCGTTACCGCCTGGTCGCTGGTAACGTCCGCGGCCGACCTTCTCGACCTCCCCGTCGCGCGCCATGTAGAACAGCAGCTTGCGCACGTTGCCGACGTGCATGTCGCACGCCGCGGCGATCTCGGTGGGGCCGACGGCCTCGGGTGCTTCGTCCAGCACGTCGAGGATCGCCTGTCGCTGGCCCGACCGCTGGACGTTGCCGGCGTCACCGAGGATCGACCACCGGCAGCTTTCCTTGCCGAACTGGACGGCTTGCTCGATCTCCTCGGTGTCGCGGCCTCGGCCATAGAGCGTGCAGCTCCCGCCGCCCTTGCGGTCCAGCACCAGCGTCGTGTCGGCGCAGCCGGTCAGGCCGAGAGTGCCGCTCACCTTGTCGATCGGATCGTCGGCGTCGAGCTTGCGGACGTGGTGGACCAGCACGATCGCCACGCCCTTCTCGGCCGCAAGCGCCTGGAGCGCGGCGACGGCCTTGTAGTCGGACTCGTAGGCGGTCTCCCGGTCGCTCCGGCTCCCGCGGACCTTCTGGAGCGTGTCCACGATCACCAGGCGGGGACTGCTGGCCGCGTCGATCCAGTCGCGCACGAACTCGACACCGCCCTGGTCCAGCGTTTCCATGTGCGTGGCGAACTGGAGCCCGGCGGGCCAGCGCATGTGCGGATCGGGGAGGAGGGTCTGCATCCGCGACTGTAGGCGGCGCGGGTTATCCTCTAGGGCCGCATACAGGACGTCGCCCTGTT